TCCTGCCTCCGCAACTATAACGTCCGAAGTTGTTGATAATCAACCCTTCGGACGTTTTCCGGTTTTAATCCCGGACAACTTTCAGACAATAGTTTTTGGGTTGCATTGGTTGCCGAGGCGAACAATGTAAAAAAAATGTCTCACTTAGACAAAGAACTTATTTCTTCAAAATGTATCGTTCAGTTTACCCTTCCACGGCTCCACAAGGGTAAACAGTGGTATGTGGATTTCTTCGCTTACGACCCTGCAAGGGACAAAATGAGGCGGAAGAAATACATGCTCGACCACTATAAAAACGAGCAGGACCGCGAGAACGTGGCATCGATACTCATCCACAATCTCTTTGAGAAACTGAAATTGGGTTGGAATCCCTTTGTGAATGCCAGAAAGACACGGCAGTTCACCGGGTTTGACACGGTTCTACAGCGTTACCACGATTACACGGTCATCGCTGAGAAGAAGGGTATTCTCAAACCCAAGACGGCCGTGGATTACCGTAGCAGGCTCAATCAAATGAAAATCTATTTGAAGGAGACTGAGACGGAAGTAAAGTATATCTATCAGTTTGACAGGGCTTTCGTGGTTGACTTCCTCGATTATCTCATCCTCGACAAGGATGTGTCGGCCAAGACAAGGAACAATTACCGCACCTGGCTTTCGACCTTTGCCACATGGCTTGCTGAAAGGCTATATATCGACAAGAACCCGGTGGATGACATCCACATGCTGAAAGAGGATGAGAAGTACCGTGACCCGCTCACGGCTGCCGACCTTGTACGCCTGAGGGAGTACACATCACGGCATAATCCTGCGTTCTATCTTGCCTGCATGATGGAATACTATTGCTTCATCAGACCGGATGAGTTGCGGTCGGTGAAGATAGGCGACATATCCATCACCGACCAGACGGTGTTCGTGCATCCGGAGTTTGCCAAGAACCGCATAGGGCAGGTGGTCGCACTCAACGACAAAGTGTTGAAGATTATGATTGAGCAAAAAGTCTTCGACCATCCTTCAAATGAGTTCTTATTCGGACACAAGCTCGTCCCCGGTCCCGAAAAAATTTATGTAAACCAATTCCGCGTGGAATGGCAGAAAGTGAGGAAGGCCCTCGGCTTTCCGAAGTCCTACCAGTTCTATAGTCTGAAAGACTCCGGCATCAGAGATTTGGCCAATGCCGAGGGCATTGTGGTAGCCAGGGACCAGGCACGCCATTCCGACGTTAGTGTGACGAACAAATATCTGAAGAATTCCAACGTAGCCCATGAGGAGACCAAGCACTTCAAAGGGGAGCTATGATCACTCACCGCTCCCCTTACATATATGAAAAGATAAAATCAAAAAATCTCGTAAAAGTACCCCGTCTTCTCCTTGTCGATACCATCGTTTGTAACGTTCATCTCTATCTTCTCTGAGATATAGCGCTTGTTCCGGAAGACAAAGATCTTCGACGGGTCTGGGATGTCATCTGTGATGAACTTGATTGTGATAAGGTTGTGCTTGTCAATCTGTACACTACCAAACCGGCTTGTGAAGGTGTTTTTCCGTTCTCCGTTTCCGAAGCTTCTGCCCTCATTTCTGTTAGGCAGGAACTCTAACGACAACGTTCCTCTCTCGCTGCTGATCAAAGTCTGAGAATACATCCGAAAATCGGTATAGAGTATCGGCACACGATAGTTCGTATCCTCGCCATCGAGCCGTTTGTCATAGGCCACGGCGGCATGTGCTTTCAGATTCAGCACATTCTCAGCCTGAAAAGCTACCCTTATCTTACCTTCATCCGCGGCAGATGATGATGATGTTTCACTTGATGAGCCCTGCATGGCATCCTGGACAGAATAATAATACTCGCCGTCATCATCGACTTCCATGTCCTCCAGACTCTGCTCCTTTTCGTTGGTAACGGAGGGAACCACGACAAAGGGATTTCCGATGGCATCACCTATATGTTGAATCCAAGACTCATCCTTGTTTTGCATTCGTCGCTGATAGATGGCCGCAGGGCAGATATTCAGCTCCTGAAAAGTATCACTATTCATGTCCCGTATGATGGGATTGAAAAGCCCACATAGCGTGCGCTGCTCGGTAGTCTCTTCCGTTTCCGGATTGCCGTCTTTGGAAAGGTCAGCCCAAATAAAATATTCATGGCCACATTTGAAGATTGTAGTCTTGCGCTCCTTAGTGGTCATTTTCTCGGCAGCAGCCATCAAAGCACTCATGGACGAGTAGGTCTTGGTGGTGTAGCTCTTCTGTACGCTCTGACTGATATACTCGCGCCAGTCGCGGTTGGCAGCATCATCGAAGGAATATTCAATATTCGATGTGGCTAGGTTATCCAGCCCGTCCTCGTCGTATTCCACCGAGAACGCATCTTCGCATTCGTAGGACTGTGTATCATTGGTAAGCATCTCGTTGGTGGCCATGATGCTTACCGTTTTACCGATTTCATCGAAGACGAAAGAGGCATTGAAGAACTTGCGCAGCTCATCGATGAACTTATACACCGTCCAATGAGGAAGGGCGTTCTTAATCTTCCCCGACTTGCACGCAGAGACGATGACCAGCCGGTTCCATGGCGACTGGTCGAGGTCATTACGCTTAATCGTATAGCCCTCATACTCCATCACCTTCTTCAAGACATACACCAGGTATGGGCTTACCGAGCAGTTGGTCATGTAAGCATACGTTCCGGAAGGGAACTTCACACCATTGATCTTAATCTTGCTGAATTTAGAAAGATATACCCTGTTGGCCAGAATCTCGTTTGTCTCATCGTTGATGGGACTGATGACCGCCACGTCTTTCTGACCGACGAAGTTACCGGTGGTGAGGTCGATGAACAGCATCCACTGGAACTGGTCCATGTTTGGATATCCTGTTCCGGCCTTATCATATACCGGCTTATTTATACCCGTATCGAGGACAACAGAGGGATAGTCGATTTCATCGATGAAGTGCTTCTCGAATTTCGAGTTATACTTGATTCGGCTCTTGCCTCCTACTATCTGCAGCTTCACCACATCATTGGTAATCGACGTAACCGTGCCCTTACCGCTGATGATAAGACGGTTGTCGGCATACAGCTTGCAGTCCTCAAAATCACCAACCGTCTTCTTCACGTCAAGACGCTGCACATTCTTGAAGAGCTCGCGGTTGCGTGCGATATCCATGGGGAAACTGATATCATAGGTATAAGAACCGGAGTCCTTGACAAACTGGTTCTCATACGTGACCTTTATTTTGTCGGAAGACGACGGATAGGCCGTCTTTCCGTTGAGCGAACATACTATCATGGCTATTTATTCTTTTGAATCTGGTCCCAATGTTTTTCCTGTTTCTTGAAGTTCTCCATCGACACGTTGGCCGTGATGCCACCGTCGAGGAGCGAACCAATCTTCTCCATGGTCTTCCGTGCCTGTTGCAGCGTGTCTGCCAGCTCGCTGTTGTCTGTCTGTACGTTTACCGTAGGAGCCGACACCACCGTGGCACCGCCTACGCCCATGGCACGGGTCACGTCTGATGCGGTGAGCCGTCCGACGGTGTTGTTTCGCTGTGCCACGTCGATAAGCCGGAGGGCAGGAAGCAGCTGCGGGTTGTTCACGGCGTTATGGTTGGCCACAAACTCACCCTCATGTACCACTCCTGCCTCACGCCGATAGCGATTGCCACCGGTGAAACCGCCCTCGTAATAGCCGGCCTCCTGCGCCTGTTGCTGTTTCTTGATGGTGGCAATCTGTATGGCACCGGCGGCAAGGGCAATGCCGGCAGCGATAGGAGCAAGTACGAGGTTGGCAGGATAAGGCACGCCGCTCATGGCAGAACCATAGGCAGCGATAGCGCTCATGGCCGTCTGCGCGATGGCTTGAGCGATTTCCATTTTCATCTGTTTCTTGGCATACTTAGTCTTGATCTTGGCAACCTCCTTCTGTTTCTTCTCCTCGAGCTTCTTACTCTTGGCCGAGTTGTTGCCGGCTTTCTCGATCATCTTGTCATACTTCTTCTCTGTAACCGTCACCTCGTAGTCAGACTGTGCCGAGTAGTAGGAGGACATGGACGACATGATGGGCGATATGGCATCGTAGGCAGCCTGCATCTTCGCGGATAGGCCATTGCACATATCGGCGGTGGCCTGCGACATGGCAGCCATGGCCTCTTGATGGGACACAACGCCCTGTTGTTCCATCTTCTTGATGTTGGCCAGCGTCGAGGCATAGATTGTCACGTCTGATGTATAATAGTCGCCCACTCCGGTACCCGTAGGATGGTCGTTCTCATAGTCAGCCTTGGCATTGTTCGATGCTGTTTGATAAGCCGTATTGGCGTTGCGCTTGAATTGTTCACCCTTGGAGTTGTTCAAGTTGTTCTGACTTTCTTCTTCTTCATAGTGGAGCTTGATATTGTGGAGCATCTCTTGATATTCCTGCTCCTTGATGATGCCTTTTTCATGTAGCGTATCAAGTCCATTGATTGCTATACGCTCTTGGTCTTTCACATCCTTTTGTCCCCACTGCTCACGATACTGAGAGAGGAGCTCAGCATAGTGCTGTTGCAGGTAGAGTTCATGTTCCTCTTCCTTCTGTGTCATCTCAGCCTTAGAGTCAAGCCATTCTTGCGAGCCTTCTTGTAGAACCGCTGTTCTATCCGCCATTGCCGCCATATCTATCTCGAAGAGTCTCTCATTCAACGCCTCTTCGTTATGATATATTTTCGAATTCGGATCATTGTAGTCTTCATTAGCGGAATATATTTCACGCTGATGATTTATCTCAACATCAGAAAGCAATGCCTTTTGATGGTCTTCGTGCTTTTTCTGCTCTTCCTTGGCAATCTCATCTTGCCATTGCCCATAGTCAGTACCGTATTTCTTATAGATCGCCTCCAAAGATTTATATCCATTTATGGCAATGTCATGCTGATCATTCAGATATTCAGAGTATTTCTTCTTACCTTGGGAATAGGCCATAATGTTTTGAGCCTGCTCTTTATCGGTTTTACCTTTGGCGGCTTTAATCTCCTCTTGATAAGCCTTGCGTGTTGCCGCCTTCATTTCATTTTCATGCTTCTTGGCAGCTGCTTCGGCTTTCTTCCTGGCAGTTTCTGCTGCTTTTGCAGCTTTAGCTGCTTTCTTAGGGTCAACATACGGCTTATTAGAACTCAAAGTTGATGGAGACCATTCAGGCGCGGAACCGCCGCTACCAGCGCCATTCTCCATCAACTTGTTATATGCATCGCTGACACCCTTTTTCGCCTTCATATAATCATTGATAGACTTGATTTGGTATTGTACTACTTTCAAGTTGTCACTGGCCTTCTTAGTCAAATCTACCCATTGCTGAAGCTCTTTATGCTTTTGATAGTTTTCTTCGGTTGGAATTGAGGGTCCAATCATTGCAGATCCATAGCCTGTGGTATAGACCTGATTAGTTGTAGCATTATATTTGTCCGGATGACGATTGATTTCAGCCTGCACCGCTTTCCTCGAGTTTTCATGCCGTCTAATTTCCTCTTGCAGGTCGAACTGTTTCCCCTGAAGAGCCACCATTCGGTTATATAGGGCTTGTGCCATGGCTGCGTCATTCAACCGCTCTACATATTCTTTGAGAGCCCGATTGTTGGAAGCAGTCAGCGAAGCCTCATTGCGCAAGTTGCGGTGATACCCCGGGACGATCTTCTCCAAGGCTATCATGGCATTTTTCTTCTCATTGTATGAGTAGACGTTGGAGTTAATGATGTTTGTCAATCTTTCCAATCGTGTCCTTTCTTCAGCTGTTGTCTGGTTCCTCTCCTTGATGGCATCATTTAAGTCCTTTGCAGCGGCACGAGCTTGGCGAACAGATAACAAATTGTCATGCATGGCTTTGTTATGAGCATTGATGGCCGATATTATCTTGTAGATGGCAACCCCTAAGGCTAAGACTACCGCCGTGAGTGCTGCATAAGGATTAGTTATAGAAGCAGCTCGCATTGCCAACATTGCTTCCTTAGCTTTCTTTATCTGGCCAGTAAGAAGATAATAGGCCAATTTAGCAGCAGTGATGGCTGCCGTTTTTGCCTTTAATAAAAAGGTCTCTGCTTTGTGAAGGCCGTTGACAATCACCATCAACGCAGCGTGTGCTTTTTCCTTGATATATGCGGCATTATACACTGCGGTAACAATAGCTATTGTGCTGGCCAGCGTTATAAGCGTGCCGATATGCTGCTTTGTATAGCCGATAAGTGTATACAAGCCTTTCACTATCAAGCCGCTTGCAGAAATGGTATATTGGACAACAGGCAGCAGCTCCTGACCCAAGGCGATGCTGACTTCTTTGAACTGTTTCTTTGCCATGTCCATTTTCGCCTGAACGGAAGAGTTCTGTGTATTGAACTCCTGCAGTACGCTTGTGCCGCTCGTATAAGCAGTGTTGGCGACATCCTGTGCTTTTCTAACTTGGTTCAGATGGGTGGCGACGGCGGATAAGACTCCGACAGCGCGTGTACCATCAAGATTCATGCTCTCAAACATTGGAGCGAGCTCAGCGAACCCGCCCTTGTTTTGCATACTCTGCATGAATTCCAACAGTGCTTTGTTGGCATCCTCTTTCAGAAGTTTAGAAAACTCCTTCACCTTTATGCCGGCTATAGCTGCGAACTTAGCAGGGTCCTGATACATCTTAGTGATGAGCTGTGAGAATACCGTGGCAGCGGTCTTCTCTTCCTGCATGTTCTGGTCAAGAGCCGAGGCTAAGCCCATAATCTCCTGCTGAGACATACCTGCCTGTCTGCCCACTCCGGCAAGGTCGGCGGCAAAGTCTACGATATATCCGGCATTGGCAGAAGACGATTGCGCAAGTTCGTTGACAGCAGAACCCGTAGCCAACATGGCACCACGGAGACCTTTTGTTTTGTCCTCGCCAAAGACCTGAGCAAGCTTGCCTATCTTATCCACGGCTCCCTCGCCAAGGTCGTCACCAAGTGAGACGTTGATTTTGTCCGCGGCATCAACAAATTCCTCGATATTCTTCTTGGCTGTGATTCCAAGTCGACCGGCGGCACCAGCCAACTCATTGAGTTGATCGCGGGATGTTCGAGTATTCATCTTTTTGAAATCCTCGTTCATCTCCTCGACCTGCTCTTTGGTTTGGCCTGTATATTTCTGGACGTTGACCATTGCCTGGTCCATATCAGCAAAGTCTTTGACGCATTTTCGGATAGTTACCGATAATCCGGTTATTGCACCAAGTATCTGTGTAAAAGCCCCCCAGTTTGTATTGAGGAAAGAAAAAAATCGTGACCACAAGCTTTTGGAAGTCTTTGACTCCTGATTGACATTTTGGAGTTCTTGTTTGCACCGCTTGAGCTGTTCGTTCAAAAATTTCCATTCCTGCGAATTTCTGGCCACTGCACCGCTTTTCAACTCCCTGTTGATAGCTCCCATCGTCTGACGGATTTCCTTTATAGATGATGTCTTCAGGTTGTCGAGAACATGAGACACCTTTTGAGCAGATGTCTTCATGGCACCCATCTCTTTGTTAGCTTGCTTCAGGTCTTTCTTTACCTGCTCAAACTTAGTCCAGTCGCCGGCGTTAGCGGCAGCTTCCTGCTCACTTCTGAGCCTTTTTATATCCTTCTCCAAACTTTCCAACTTGCTCTTGGCCTGTTGGTCATTGAGAAAGATTCTCGTAGTAAATGTTGAAGTTTTATCTGCCATAAAAAATGCTACTTTTAGATTTTACTCCAAAAGTAGCATTTAAAATGTAGCGGTAAAAATACGCTATTTCGCTTTTCTTGGGAAAAGAGTATCTAATCCAGCTGCCTTAATTTTTGCTTTCAATTCCCTGGTCTCTTCTCTGTTCTTTCTTACTTGTTCTTTAAGATCTTCAAAACTTTTGCAGGGTGGATTTCCTGACCCAACTTTACCGATTGCCTTAATGATTACGGCCACCAAAACAACCATTATATATATGAAGAAAATTTCTATTATCATATTCTAATCTGCTTTTCTACGGCAAATATAATGATATTTTTTGATACTTCCAAATTTTAATGGCTGTTTTTATTATTAAAATCAACAAGCTACTGAAGTTACAAATTTCCCAACGACATTGCCGCATTCCTGTTTCCTCCGTTATGCATGACCAGTGCCGTGGTATCGCCGAACATGGCAGCGAGGGCATCGGAGAGCAGACCCTGGTAGGCATCGCCATAGAACTGAGCCTCGAAGTCGTTCAGACGGTGGGTGCTATATAGGTACTTCTTGGCGAACCAGTCGCGCCGCTGGCGATGCCCCTTACCTTTGTTCCACTTCTTGCCACGCAAGAACTGCAGGCCGTTGTCGTCGTCCTTTCCGCTATTGCCACGGCGATAACCATTACCAGTACCGGCGGCCACATAGATACCATACTCCAAGAAGTGATGCTCTATGGTGGTAGGGGTACCGGGATGCAGCACACCAATAAGTGAATGATACAAGGCACCAGTATCATATACCGGCGGCGAGAACTTCATCATCTTCTCCTGCCAGAACTTCACCATGAAGTCCGTCCACCGCTGCTCGTACTGCTCACGATCCTGCTCGGTGATATTACCCCTCAGTCCATTGTCCGCTGTCATAAGTCAAATCAATTGGTTCCTCGTTCTCCACCATGAAATAGAGTCCCGTAACACCTGACATCAGATATTGCGGAAACTCATTGCTGTAGATACGCTCCACCTGCATATATTCCAGCGAATCACCGTATGTCATCTCATCGCGGTCGTGGATGAGCCGGGAGTGCATCTGCCTGAATATGGTACGGCAGATATTCAGCTGCTTCTCGCGGTCAGCCATGTCGTCGATACGGTATGGAGCGACGATGAAGACGGTATAGACATCCTTGCGAAAGAAACTCACTCCGTTGGAGAAGGTGTTCTGTGAGGTGGTATCGTCAACGAGGATATACTTGGCAGACTTGCGGAAGTCGGCCATCATGTCCTGCATGCCACCGATGCCGGAGCAGCGCCCCACCCTGAAGCCTTGCTCCGCAGCCAGTTTATTCTGCCTGCCTATCTTCTCGAAATAGTCGAAGGCATTGAAAATGGTTTCCTGTGCCATGTTATTCCACCTTGATATATTGATTATACCTGATGGTGGCGTGGGGATTGAAGTTAACAACTTTCACCTTGTAACCTTTCGTTCCCCATCGCCACCAGAGGAACTTGTGTTTGTATTCTCTATATACGAGGGTCGTCACCGAGTCGCTGACGGTATATACGAGTGTCGTGTCGGGCGGTTTCATACTTAGTGTGAAGTGGGCCCAGCGGTCGGCATACTCATAGCGGCTGTTGGTCTTTGCCTCCAGCCTGACGGTGTCGTGGATGGCGGTGCCACTCAGCTGCTGTGCCTCTATCTGCCCGAGCTTAAGCCGGAGCTCCTTGATGAGCTGTTTGTCGGCCAACTCTGTCTTATAGGTACTCCGCTCCACGGGGATGGCCGCAGAGGTGGCCACAGGGATGGTGTCGCGGATGGTGTCGTACTGGATGAGTGGCTCTATCTGTGCGTGGGCAAGCTGTATCCTAAGATTCTCCGTTTCCTGCTTGCTCTTGCGTGTGTCATGCCATGCAAGAATAACGCCAACGATGGCCATGATGACAGCGAGCAGGGATAATAGTGTGTTCTTATAGTTTTGCATACTCTTCCTCCGCATTAAAGCAAGGGCAGGCCTTCACCCACTCCGCAGGTTCTATCTTTCCGTCGTGGTTCAAATCCGGCGACAGGTCGCGGTGGCCGCAGACACGGGAGCCGGGGAACTGCTTCTTGAGTTTCCGCAGCAGGTCGGCCAGCGCTCTGCGCTGGGCCGGTGTGCGTGTGTCCTTGGGTGTCTTGCCGTCCTTGGCCACGCCGCCGACATACACCACGCCTATCGAGTTCGCGTTGTGGCCATAGACATGAGCGCCCACTTCCGAGACAGGACGGCCGGGATGGACGCTGCCGTCACGGTACACTACATAATGATAGCCGATGCACTTCCAGCCTTTGGCACGGTGCATCCTGTCAATGTCTGCCACGGTCACGTTGCGTCCTTCCGGCGTGGCCGTGCAGTGTACTACGATAAGATTAATCTTTCTCATCTTTCTTCGCTTTAGGTTGAACATACTCATCGATATAGTTCTTAACTTCTCCCCATTTGCTGTGGATGTACATGGTCACGCCGAAGATGCTACCGGCATAGACCAGGCATTGAGCCACGTACCACAGCACACTGTCCTTCACCTCATAGTGGTTAAGGAAAAAGCAGAGGAAGGTGAGCAGCACACCGCTCACCAGCATGCCCACTGCCGAGGCGTATTGTATCCATTCTTTTGTATTTCGCTGCATATTCTATTGATATTGGTCAGCACAAAGGTAACCTATAATAAGCAGCTACAAAAATACGGCACCACTGCCACCATGGGCTGTGATGCCGTACGATATTTATAGGATATGGAATGCTATTTGGTCAGGCCAAGCCACTTGCGGGCCTTGGCCGAGGCGGCATCCGCAAAGTCGCAGTATGCCTTCCATTGTTCAGCGTATTCCTCCGGCGAGGTCTGATAGTGGCGCTGCAGTGCCAGTTCCTCGCTAAGCTCATACTTCGTGCGCATGATGGCGTTGGCCACTGCGTGCAGGTCGGTAATGTCAGCGCAGTCGCGGATATAACCGCCGTCGGCTTCCTCTCCCTCATACTGATAGCCCGTAAATGTCGGAGGGGCTGTCTCGGCTCCCTCCTGCTTCTCAGGCTGATAGTTCTCGATGACGGTCTCGTTGGGATAGAGGATAGCCCTGCCATCATCATACCTCATGATACTGCGCTGCTCTGTGTAAACAGCTTTGTGTAGTTCTGCCATAGTCTTTCTTTTTATGTGAATTTAAAGAATGTCTGCCCGTTTTTACCTTGAAACTGCTGTATCACTGTAGGGCTTGGCAGATCCTCTTTCGAGAAGTCGTTCATAGCTTGGTCGATGAGAATCTTCGAGCCCGTAAAGCTGTAATATTCTGCATCTATCAATGTAGGATTGCCTTGTGCGTCCTTTACCTTCTCGAACTCATATCGTTCGATGGTCTCACCTGCCTCGTCTGTTTCCTCGATAGTCCTTAGAATCTTCTTGAAGCGAATGGCGAGGACCTTCCCTGGCTTCTGCTGCAAAACATCGTGAATGATGCCGGCGGAGTCAGGCATTCTCACGGAAACCTGCGTCTTCTCGATTTTGGAATCTTCTATCAGATAGTCCAAGAGGAAGATTTTCTTATTCCACGTATGTGGTTCACCCCCCCCCATTAACATTTGTTAATATTTTGCAGATTGTTGAGAATTTCACTTTCTGCTGTGCCACCATCCCTTGAAACGGTGCTTTCACCCGTTTGTTCTTGATGATTTTTCCTAATGATTTTTCCATTCCTATAGTTTTGAAAAGATGAATACAGTTTGCGTGCTTGGCATATCCAAGGCGTGAAGCCTGGGCAATTCTGACCTCCTCCTCGCTCCTTCCTTTCTTGAAGAGTCTGGCCACGTGTCTGCACAGGTCCTGCTTGTTACGCTTCCCAAGCATCACCCTGTCATGATAGAAGACATACCCAATGATACGTATCCCTGTCCATGTTGGCCTTACCGCATAGTCTTTGTTGACGATGACGTGATAGTCACGTGCCAGGATCATGATGGCCAGCGTTTTCACGATACCGAGGACGGCCTTGTCAGAGTGTCGGATGATGATGTTATCAACGAAACGAGTATATAACGGCAGGCCCCTGGCGACGTATTCCCGAAATTTCTCAGCAAGAAAGGCCGGTCCCCTGCAAAGGTCCTCATAGTCTTCCTGCGTGGACGCATTGATGATTCGAGCCTCGATGTACTTACGAGTCCATAAGTCGAGTTTATCATTATCCTTACCAATGTCGAAGAACCGCATTGCCAGACGGTCGAAGTCTGCAAGGTACAGCTGTCCGAAAATCTGGGAGACCTTAATACCGAGCGGTGCACCATTGGTGTAGCTGTCCACCACCTTATACAAGATTCTTTGCAGTCTGCCTGGTTTCACCTTGCGTGAAATCTGACGTTTCAGAATTGCATGATCCATCAGTGGAAAATAATGATGGGCATCCATAGAAAGGTAATACATACAGTCATCCTGCGAATGGGCGAAGAGCTCATTACGCAGAGACCGCAGCAGTGCCTTCTGTCCCATGTTCGGCCTGACGGCAGGCACCTGCCATGCGATATAGTCATACAGACTCCTTTCGTATGGCCGTACGGCTGCAGCCTCCAGAACATGGTCATCTATTGGAGCCTTCGCAAGTTTTCGCGGCTTCCTCTCAAAAACATGTTTCTCTATATAAGGAGAAGGCTGCCACGTCTCCTTTTTCAATTCATCAAGCACACGTTCAAGATTCCTTTGCAGGTTACGCTCGTAACTACGGATGTTTCTCCGGTGGGTCTTACCGTCGGAAAAACTGTCCCATGCGCCTTGGATATTATCTAAGGTGGCATCCTCTCCCATGTCATGTATTCTTCTCATGATGGGTCTTTGGATTACTACTAAAGTCGGGATCTTGGTCGGGGTCTGTGAAGCATTTGCTTCGTGTGTCTGCAATACCTGCACGACGGGTATGACGCTCACGCTATAGGCTACGAGTCTCGCCGCCATCTTTCGATGTGTTTTCCCAATGGGGAAGGTTCGTTCCTCGTCTCAGAATAGTATTGTTGAGGGCAGCCCCGTTGTTCACCCTGGCATTCCCGGGACCATTGTTGCCATTGAGACAGCCAACGCCCGCATTGCCGCCATTGTTCGCAGTGCCGAGAGCCAAAAGGCCGCGAAGGCCGGAGCTAAGGAATTCCACCTACAAGATGAATTTTCAACTTGCGGTTGCAAAATTACAACTTTTTTGTGAAACAACATGTCAAAGAACGATTTTTATTTCAATGTTTGTTTTAAATATTGCAATAAGCAGAAAAGGTTTTCAACCCCTTCCGGCTTCGCCGCCCCTCATAAAATCGGGGCGGAGCCGTGCCTTGGGGGCACGGCTTGTTTGCTTTGTTTCCCCAAGGCCGCGGCTGTCCGCCTTGTCCCCCTATTCTTGCCAGAATGGCTCTGTGTCCCAGTCTTCCGCTGCTTCGCAGAGGGCAGCCCCAGCGTTCACCCAGGCATCCCCGGGACCACTGCCGCCATGGAGACAGCCAACGCCCGCAAGGCCGCCATCGCCCGCAGAGCCGAGAGCCAAAAGGCCGCGAAGGCCGGAGGTAAGGCCGTTATGATAGAATCCGTCAGCGAAGAAAGTCGATTCACTTCCGCCGAACAGCGTCGGGAACATCAGCAGGCCTTTCTGACTCATCTTCTTTCCGAAGTACCATCCTTCTGTCATGGCCGGTATGGTTCCCAGCTGACGCATGCCCGACGTGGTATCGGTAACGACTGGTGTCTTATCCCAGATGCGTTGTGCGAAGACGTTGATAGTCTTGTCGGCGTTGTATATGATGTTGCAGCCGTGCAACATTATCCAGAGGTAATGATAAAAGTTCTTCAGTCCGTAGAAGCACGGGATATTCTTAATAGTGAGTTTCACCGTGCTGCCATCCTTGACATCATAGCTGAACACGCCTGTGGCATCGCCCTTATCGGCAAGAGCATCGATGTCAAGCGTAGCATATTGATTGCCGAACGATGTATTCACATTATCTACGCCCATTCCAAGACCGCCCTGACGCAGTCCGTCTTTTGTCAGTGTCGCATTATAAGGTGCCTGTATGTTGCGGTTGTGGAAGATGATTCGGCAGAGCATGCCGATGACATAGATTACCGGGAACATCGACGCTCCCCACCTGTCACCATTCTTCTCAGCGTATTTCTGCAAGTTGTTCTCTGGAACATTCACAACCGGCTTACCAAGCTGCGTATTCCAGGCAGCATCGTTGTCCGCCACATTGTTGCCGCCACGGTACTGCGCCGTGCGGTTGCAGTAGCTTACAAGGATATTGTTCGTACGGTCGAGTGCCGATGCTCCGGCACAGGCAGTACTGAATACCGGAATCTTATAGTTCCAGCGTCCTGAGATAGGTGCTGTCGATACAGCCTCGTAGTCGTATGTCTCATCTTCCCAAAAGGCATAGTAGAAAGGAATTCCTGTACCCCACTGGTAATGACCCATACTGCCGTCGAGCTTCGCCGCTCCGCCATCTGCGAACTTGAAATGGCTGTCTGAGTCGAGCTTGCGGCGTGAGTGGTCATTCTTTACCAGGTAGCCGCCAAGTCCAAGGATGCTTGGCAGTTGAGCGAGCATCTGCAGGTCGCCTATCGGCTCACCCTCCGGCGATGCGCTGTCCTTGCGCCACCGGCATCCACAATAAGGTATCTTACTCTGTACATCAGAGATGCGGACATATCCCGTCTTCTGTGCTGCCGGGTCATAGCCCAACATCCGGATATTCGCATTGATATTGGCGAAATCCTCAATCTCGTTAATTTTTGTTGCGTCCATATTTTAAGTATTATACATTATAGCTAAAAGTGAGTGTAGTTCTACTCATGATACCCCACCTGGTATGTTTCTCGTTATTGTAGGTAATCGGCAATCCCATTAGATGGACGACACCCCCTACGAAGTTGATATTGGCATAGCCGTTGAAGTGCCCAGTCATTCCTGCATCGCCCTCTCCGATCAGATAGGCCCCTCCACTCTTGACAGTTATACTGGCAGCTCCGCTTCTCGTGGAAGGGGCATTATTGCCAGCCATGATGTAGACGTGCTTGCCTATATATTTAGCATCATATGGAAGATGGATGACCACCTCACTGCCTGCTGCGCCGACATCAACGATGATACATAGGTCATTCACCAATGTGTAATCGAGATTTCCGTTCTTAATAGCATCGCTTTCCGTCAGGTTCTTGTAGTTCACATTGACGGATCCAGCATCTACATCTCCAAAGATATGCGCTTTTCTGAGCCAGGCTTCTCCTTTGAGAAAATCGAGGCAAATATTTGGAGCAAAACCATTGCCGATATATGGAGTAGGATCACCGTCAAACGACTTGTAGTCAGTACTCTCATTATTATTACCGTCAAGTCCATATTGCGACATCATATAGTCACCGCTGAATACAGCCGACGCAATCTTGCCGAAGTCCACCATCAGCAGCTGGGCAAGAAGCAAAGGAACCTTCTGCTGTTGCTTCCACGCGCTGTTGCTTCCCGACGGCTCGTTGTCTTTCAGAGTACCCTCCTTGGAGGGGTAGTAGAAGAACTGATCTCCGCCGTGGCTCACGAGGGGCACAACCTGCGCACTTCGCACATACGACACACCCGACTGCCACTCTCCGGCATAGTACAGCATAGGGCCGACGCTGCCTCGCAGGTCGTCGGCACCGTCGACGAAGCCGGTGGCCACCATGCCCTCCTCGAGCTTCGGCATGCAGATGTCGGCTTGTACCTGCTCGCCGCTCATCGGGGCGGGGAGCAAGCGGAACAGGACATACTCGGTGTCGGCGAAGGTCTTTGTAGGACTGTAGTACGACTTGGTCTTGAACGTGATGGTGTGCTTCTCAAATTCCCACGAATAGGCGTTGAGGGAGAACCCGCAGGCGGCGTCGCTGCCAAGGCTCGTCGCCACGCCGTCGACATATCCCTGCACACTCGTGTCCACGCAGGAGGGATAGACATAGGTGTCCAGTACTGCGCCCTTGTCCGACACACGCACCCAGTTCAGCGTGGCAGTGCCGTAGTCCACGCTGCCACGGTCGCTGTCACCGGGGTAGAGATAGCCTTGAAGGAGGTACTCACCGTCACTGGGGACGGTGAAGTCGATGGTTATCGACTTATCGCTGGTGCTGTTGGTAAATCCGCTTGTCGACCACGTCCATTCTTTGTTGTAGACGAAGACGCGAAGCTCCTTGCCCTTGTTCAAGGCCGTCGAGCTGATGCGGCCATTGAAGACAAGACGGTACTGGTGGCCTGAGAAGAGGTAGAGTTTCTGTTCGGCAAAGCCGTAGTTGCTGCTGGTCACGTTTGTCCAGATGGCGTTCACGCCAAGTCTCGACCAGAACGACAGGGTGTACCACGTCGAGGGCTTGAGCTTGCGTATCGTGACTCCGTCCCAGACAACTTGTTGGAGCATTTCCTTCCATTGGCTCTCGCTGTAGCGGCGCGTGTTGCGGTCGCGGTAGTAGTTTCGGCCGTTCTGCCCGCCTTTCTCGATATGGGCGTAGGGATCGTCATCCGCCACAGGACGGTACTGGCTCCTCACCGACCATCCGCCCAGGTGGTCGGTATCGCGGAATGCGGCGTTGTCCAGCAGGTTGGGGTTGCAGCCGCTCTGGTAGGTGGCCACAAGCTCGGGGGTGGAGTACTCTGTGCCGCTCTTCGTATATACGGTCTTCACGCAACGCCATACGTAAGGCATCTGCTCGGTGGGAGCGGGGAACGTCGTCGACCAGCCGCTGTAGCTGTCATACGATGGCACGCTTGTGCGGTAGGTGAGCAGGAAGAGGCTGGTCTGGGAGACGATACCGTTGCCAGCATACCGTTGCCAGCATCACCTTTGTCGCCCTTATCGCCTGTATCACCTTTGTCGCCTTTATCGCCTGTATCACCTTTATCTCCCTTTTCACCTTGCTCGCCGGTGAGTCTAACGTATGTGGGCTCGCCGTCCTTAGTTGTCTCGTCACTGTATTTCTGTACCTTCATCCAGAGATACGGCCATGAGTCCGTAGTGGCCACGGGGGCATCCTGCCATGTACTGCGTCCGGTGGGCCACGGGGCTGTTGTCGGTGAGTATGTTGTCTTTGCGGTGGAATTGTTGAAGGTGTAGTCCGTCCATGCGCCACCGTCACCTTTCTCACCGACGATGCGGAACCATTCCGAGAAATCGCTTTCCGTTGTCATTTTCGTACGCATCCACTCGCATCCATCGACAAATTTATAGCTGATCGTCGAGGTGTCAGGGCTTCCGTCGCTCTGACTCTTACAATACTGTATCTCAATACCGTCGCCATCAGTAAAGGGGGAGATGGTAACCATGTCGAGTGGAGTAGTGCCACCCTCCTCTACGAGTTCCACGCTCTTGGTAAGTATGGATCTCTTGGCGATGGTAAGTGTCAAAGGGTTGTCGGCATTGCTTTTTCCGTCCAACAACCAGTGCAGTTTGTCTGTCAATGTAGCTTTCTCGCGCTTGCTGCCGGTAATCTTTACGGCTGCAAGCGTGATGACAGCAGCACCATTTGTCACGTTCGGCGTGGTGTCCGAGCAGACGATGCGGTACATCACCGCGTCGTTGCCCGGATTGCCATCCTTGGGTGCAGGGAAGAGCTTGTCAAGAGCTGATATTGTTTTCATGATTTCCTTGCCTCTATACGCACGGCGATGCCGTTATGTTTGGTGATATTGTCGTAGGTCAGCGTCTTCTCCGTCACGTCGGTAACGGTGTTGCCGTCGTTGTCGGTAAACGAGAAGATGAAGGTCCAGCCTGTGGACAGCTTGCCTGTCGAGCGCTCATAGACCTTTGGATTGTAGGTTACCGTCTGGCCGACATTCACGCCCTGAGTGGGGATGCTCCGGCCGATGTCGATATAGAACGGGTCGTGGATATCGGTAGCCTCGGCGGTTCCGACATATGTCTGGCTGCTGTACTTCGCCAGACATCGGAACAGCTCCGAGCCCTCCACTCCGGCATTGTAGAGTTTCAGCGTCTGGCCGTTCACTTCCTGCATGTTGGCTATGGAGGTCATGTCCTTCCACACACCGCTCTCGTTGCGCTGCCACTGATACTGAGCTCCGTCCACATTGATACCGGCACGCTGCAGGTTGGCTGTGAACTGTACCCAGTCGTTATCGTTCGACAAGACATTGTCGCCGCTGCCATCCGCGCCCACACAGTTCACCAGTACCTTGAAGCTGTCGCCGGCCGATGCCATGATGGGTAGGGGCTGCGAGCAGATCACTTTCATGTCCCTGTAGGAGCTCTGATAGTAGATGGTCTTGTCGTTCTTGTACTTGTCCGCAAGGTTACCCTTGATCTTCAGGGCGGGGAATGTCTTACCGTTGGCCGTGACCTTTGTCAGCTCGAAGTAGTCCTTCCATATTTCCTTCACCTTGCCATCCTGCAGGATGCCGCCTTCATCGGTTACATTGCCGATGTAAAACTGTTGACCTGCTTCCTCAGGCACCACGATCTCGCCTCTCTTCGTAGAGTATGGACGTGGATAGACCAGTGCCGGATGCTTGGTGAAGTCCGTGGCCACTACCTGTCCCGTCGATGGGTTGTAATACTGCTGAAAACCTTGGTCAGTCTCGCCGTTGACCCACACGATGCCCATGCCCGGGATGAGCGTATCACCGTCGTCGAAGCCATAGATATGGTCGATTGCTGATAATGTATTCATAATCTTCGGTCTTTACTTGTTCGTTATCTTCTTGATGATGTTCTTCGCGTCCCACGCGCTGATATATCGTGCGCCAAGCTGCTTGGCCTCTGTCAGGCCAAACACTTCGAGGTCGGATGCGTTTACCACGTAACCGTGCTTTTCGTCGCCTGTGCGAAAGTCGGTCAGACAGAGCTTTCTGGCCAGACTGGCCGGAATGATATAGTAGTCCATATGCTTTTGATTTTATTCGGTTTCTATCTCTGATGTCGGGAACCTGCCCACGATGGGTTTCCCCTCGTTGTCCGCAAGGATGGTTCCGTCGGGCAGCGCTATTGGCTTGTAGGCGCTCAGCTCACGGCATACGCCGCCAACCTGATGCTCGCCGGTGAGCAGCTCGCGCTGAATGACAAACTCCGTTCCGTTTCCCAGGCTCTTCCATTCTGCCTTGTCGTTCTCGCGGTAAAACATCTGGAGGTCGAAGAACTTCTGCGGGTCCTTGATGTCGCCCTGACGGTTCGTCACCTTCGCCACGGCCTTGGTCTGCCGTGTGGTTGTGTAGAGGAATTTGGCATAGGCAAACTCATAGGTGTCTTCCCACTGGCCATACCAGCGGCGAAGCAGTGTCGAGGCTCCTTGCTGCTGTGTCGGGTCGCTCTTCGGCCATGCCAGTACGCGCAGCACCGTGTGTTGGATGAAGTCCACATCGACGGTAATCTGTGAGCTGTCCTTGCCGCTGATATACCACAGGTCTGAGGCTGCGTCGATGTCTCTCCAGCTCTTATTGCTGGTCTCGAAGGTCTGCCACTTATACCCTGCATGATCCTTGTCGAGCGGCACTCCGCCGTTCATCAGCGCTGCCTCGATGGGAAACTTGCCGTAGTTCTTGAACGGCGAGAAGTTCATCTTCGACGGGAAACGCAATTCCAGACTGATGTTTGTCTCGGTCTCATCCACCGTGGTCAGGTCTTTGTGCCAGTTGAACTCCGAGGTCTCCCGTCGCGCAGCATTGTAGTATTCTCCGTGGAAGTCCACCGACAGCAGCTGTACCGTGCTCACATTGCGACGGATGGTCAGGGCGTTCACCGTATCGACATAGTAGTCGCCCGTCGTCGCACTCTTTCCCTTGGTCAGCGCCACGACATTCTTTCCGTCAATGAGGCGCAGCGTCCAGACGACATTTTTCATGGCCGATGCATAGTCACCGGTAGGGATGTTGCCCTCCGGATCCTTGACGATCAGTTTTGGCTTCAGCTGATAAGGCGTGAGTGTTCTGTCGGGAACGAATGTACCCAACACCGTATTATATTTCTGTTGTTTGCTGCCGCCAAGCTCCACCATGGAGAAGGCGAAGCTCAGCGTCGGATGCAGTAACCGCCCGCCTGTAACCTTCATCTTCATATCCTGTTCTCTTTATATCACTATTGTATAATCCTGGTCATAGTTGCTGCCGTCGGGGAAGACTACCACTACTTTGTATCCCACCATGCTGCCGGCCTCCCATACCGATGGAAGGTCAACCTTAGAGTCCACGTTCAGGCTTAGCTCATGAAAATTCTCGTGCTTGGCGTTCCATGCCGCGTCGCCGTCGGCATCGTCGCTCTCGCGCAGCCAAGTGACCGTACACCCCGTGAGCTCCTCTGCCTTCAGCTGCATCTCGGCATTCCATACGGTGGCTACCAGTGTCGTGGTCCAGTCGGTACCGGCTCGGAAGAAGTTGCCCGCCGTACTGTTGATACTTATGCTCATGTTCGAGCCGCCGATAAGGCATGTCCAGTTTGTATTGCCGTATCTCGGCTCGCTGCCTGAGCACTCATCCACGGAGCACTCCCAATAACAGCCTTTCCACCACACTCGGTCCTTATAATAGCCCTTGGCAGTATCGTCCCATCCCTTGATATACTTCCTCGACGCATTCCACTGCCCGCAGTCGCGTGCCTGGTACATAGGCTTGCCGAGATAGTCCAGCTGGATGATGTTCTCGGCCAATATGGTCTTGGCATAGAGACACGGCTGCTCCTTTGAGATGACACCCTTCTGCAGCAGGTCGTGTACGGCCTGTATGTCGGGAGGCAGACCCACGAAGGCGGCATAGTTCGAGCCGTGCTCGGAGTCCTCGACGATGGGTTTGTCAACGCCTTGCAGGAATAGCCAACGGCCGTCGTTTGATGAGACGAACCACACACTCTGCCGTGAGGTGTCCACCGTATTGCCCCAGCGGATGACGCGCGCCGTTGGCACGGGGGCGTAGTTCTTACCGCCCGGCACGTCGCTGTCGCCGTAGAGGGAGCAGACGGCGGTGTTCGCCTCCGTATCTACCTTATCGACCCGCAGCCAGAATGAGTAATACGTCTTGCCGGTATCGAGGCGATTCACCTTGCCCAGCAGGATGTCGTTGACATGAAAGGTATGGTGGTCGGCATCATACTCCTTGCGGAAGGTCAGCGTGTATTGTCCGATATCGGTGTGCTCCACCTTCTCGATGATGCCTTTATCAGTGAAGTAGGTGTCTCCCTCCAGCACATTCTGGTGGTTGAACACCAGTTCGTTGAAGATGGCAGAGCCATCGACGCGGATGGATCCGCAGACGATCGAACCGTCCGGATTGAGCCTTATCTGTTTGCTCTCACCGACGACACAGCCCATGAGCAGCGTGAGCAACCCGGCGGCGGTGTCGTCGGTGTCCTTGCGCAGGTATGGTGCTCCGGCCAGATACGACAGCAGCGCGAGGAAGGCGTTGCCTATCCTCGTGGCGGTGTTGGCATACGTCCGGTGTTCGTCGCGTATGCCCTCGTACATGGTACGCAGCTGCGCTAATGCTTGTGTCGGGGTGAGTGTCTCAGCCATATTCGATCTTTTCCGCAAAGATAGTCTATATCATGTATTGTGGAAAATACCACATCAGTGCTTGTTTCTTATCTTCTCCAGCTCCTCCGCCTCTCTGGCCTTGGCATCAAGCTCGGTGAGGGCGCGCCAGCATTCGAGGCTGAGTACGGTGCTCTCCTTGGTAACGTCGCCGCCTGTCAGGGCGCGCAGTTGGATGTTGTAGAGTTCCATGAAATCTACATGCTCCGGCTGCCCGTCCTCCACCACGGTTCTCTTGAAGAAGTGGGGAAAGGCCCAGGCCATGACCCGCTTCACGTGTACGAACCACAGCAGGGTGCCGACACGCTCGCCGGGGGTGAGCGTAACGTCCTCCACAACCTTGCCATGATCGTCGACGGCATCACCGTAACCTGCCGCACGACCGTGGCTGTCGTGGTAGAGCCACTGTGCAAGGTTGTCGATATATTCCATGTCCTTGGTATCGACAAACAGCTGATAGTATTTCTCTGCGTGTAGGTATTCGTTGAAGGTCACGCCTTGCTGTAGCAGGGCATCGGCCGCATGGAGGCCACAGACTGCATCCAACCTACAGTCCATGTCCTCCACTTGGTCGATGAAGTCAAATTGCCGGGTGAACCCTTGTATCTCTTGTGTTGAGAGGTAGATGACGCGCTTCTTGCCGTCCAGCATGGTCCAGAGTTTCCAGCCGAACCGGGTGTGCCGGATGACATGCAGGCCGCAGAAGTAGATGAGCATGTAGGTCTTCACCGCCGTGGGATCCTGCTCGATGGCCATGAGGTCGAAGACGGTCAGCAGCTGCTCCTGGCTCAGCGCTCTCCACGAAGTTGGCGCGGTGAGGTTAATGTTCACCGTGCGGCTCTTCTCATCCGTTGAAGACGTAGCCTGCGCTGTCTTTAGTGTTCGTGAACGTTTCATGATGATTAGCTTTATAGGCGATACTCTCGCGGTAGAGTTTGAATGTTTCTTTGCCCTCCTCGCTGTCGATGATGCGCATCAGGCGGCGATACACTGGCTGTTTGAGCGTGGCCACGCCTTTCACCGCCCAGGTGTCGGTAAACCGGATGATGCAGGCGATGACCTCGCGGTAGAGCTCCAGCCTGTTGGGGTCTGACCGGCGGAAGGCATCGAGGATGTCGTCCATCTGCCGGTCGCCCATCTTCGTGCGCAGCATCTCCTCGGCTTCCTCGACGGTATTCTGGTAGCTGTTCCAGTCGATATAGGTGCCGTTGCGGTGGGTCTCGAAGAAATAGGTGTATTCATCATAGACATGGTCGATGAAGTGGCGGGCCTGATCCGTGGCTCCCCAGTTCTCGCTCCGCAGCCCGTTGAGTGTCATGGCCAGTGTCTTCCAGTACTGCGTGCGCAGCTGTCCCTCCAGGGCATCGACGCGCTGCTTGCTCGCTGGAGCAAGGTTGTCGTTGCTCACCACGCCGAAGCCGGTGGGGGTGAGCACCAAGTCGAGCTGGCGCAACACGTTGAGGAAGGCCGACAGGCACACCAGCTGCTTATACCACTTCATGAGCGTGGAGTCCTCGCCTCTCTCCTCTATATAGGTCATACCGGCCACACCGAGCAGAGCGTCGTTGCTGAAAGCCAGCTGCCGCCCGATGGCGGGCTTCACGCTCTCATACACGCTGTCGTTGGCAGCCGCGCCAACGGGCAGCGCCTGTTCAAAATCACTCTTGGTTATTGTTATCTCCATTGTCGTTTGAGTTTGAGTTTCCACTGACTTTCTTGGCATCCTTGTTTTCGTCGAGGGTGGTCAGCATGAGCATCGGCACATCGACGGTGCACCGCTCTGACCATCCATTGTAATGCAAGATGACGTGATAGGGCTTAGCCATCACGTCGTGGTAGGGCTTCTCCAACGCCTGCTTCAGCGTGAAGAGCTCACGTTTGTCACTGCCTGAGTTGTTCATCTGGCTCTTGCCCGGCGTGGCTCCCACGAGGTTGGGGTGCACGCCGTAGGCAAAGCAGAGGGCGTTGGCGGCCTCCTGCATGTCGTCGCTCCAGTTGCCGCCCTCCTTCTTGCTCGGGTCATTGAGGTTGATGATGCGCACCATGCGGTTCTCCTTGCCGTTGGGGTCGATGTAGTAGCCGGTAACGAGGGCCTTGCCTGCGTTCTCCACGCCACAGACAAAGTCGATGATGTTCTGCTTCTCCTGCTCCTTGCGCTGCTGACGGTCGGCTTCGTCCTCGATATGCTCGTTGTCGCACACATTGTCCCAATACTCTTCATGCACCTCAATCTGTACGCGCGGGGCCGACGTGTTCTTGATCATGAAACGCTTGCCGATGCCTATCAGCCGGTAGATGTCATACCATGAGTCCTTGAAGATGCTCGAATAGTAGGGCACGGGATAGTATTGGTATCCGGGGGTGGCCATACGCGAGAGGATGGCAAATTTGCGGTCGCTCGTGGGTTTGTTGTGGACAAGGCCGGTGGCAGGGTCTGGCTGTTTGCCCATGCGTATCTCAAGGTCGCCGAGCGGGTCCCAGTAGTCGAGCAGGGGAATGGCCTCGATGCGCTTCTCGTTGAAGTGGCCGATACGGAAGTCGCCAAAGAAGACGTGCTCTATTTTTCCCGATTTTGTCGACGGCGCATACTCGAAGCGGCAATAGCAGGCTTCCTTATGCCGCACGTTGACAATACGGCTGCCGTCGCGAGAGAGGATGATGCAGGTCACGCTGAAGTTGTACATCTGCATGTCGGTGCACTGCTCGGCAAAGCATTCCTGCAGCGAGTTGTGAAGGCAGAAATTGGTAATTTCTGGAATATCGACATCTTTCTTCTCTTTCCTATCGACGAAACGCAGCCCCTGACCGTAGCAGCAGATGGTGTTGAACTGCTGGCACTGGGCGGTGATCATGTTTCCCAACACGGCCTTGCGCAGCTGATGGGGCAGCATGTCGTCCACGCCAAAGGGCACATACTGATAGCCACGGCCGTTGATGGTCAGCGGGCGGACGTTCACCGTGCCGTCGTCCTCGTCGAACACGTCGCTGCTGTCGCCTCCGTACTCCTCGGAGATGGAGTTGAAGGCTCTCGCACTGGCCACGCCTTGGGGGATGATGCGGAAGTGCTGCACGCTGCCGCTCTGCCCGGTCTTCACAAGTTCTAAGTCGTTATTGCTCATAGATATACTTTCATTCCGTTAACTTCATAGATGAATATTTCGGGCAGCAGACGCATCTGGTGGCTCATGGGATTGATGATGCGCATGTAGCCGCCCTTCCAATACTGGTGATGGACGAGCCATCCGCGGTACTCCACCCTATGGCCGTCACTGCGGAAAGCTTTGATGTTCACCGTCTGTCTGTGCTGATAGGCGAGGTCCAGGTATCGCTGCATCTCGCTGAAATGGATGGCTTTCTGCTTCTTCGCTGCTGTCATTGTTTAACTGCTAATTAAAGGTATAGTCGAAGGTGTTGTCGAAGATTCGGCCCTCGCGCTCCAGCTCCACCACGTTATGGTTGTGCTGGGCGTACTCATAGCTGAAGGTGAAGCGGGGTATCTCGTCGAGGGCATTGGTCTGCTCGGTCTTGCTGTCGTCGATGACTATCTCGCGCCCTATGTTGGGACGGCCGTTCTTGAACGTCACCAGGCGCACGTAGGGCGAGCGCATCACCTCACCGAACCAGTCGGCCATATCCTCGCTCAGCGGGCCGGTGTCGGCCTTGAAGGTGCGGGTCTCCTGGATGCGGTAGTTTTTCTTCAGGCCTCCGATATAGGCGGAGTCGCGCTTGAAGGTGGGGGCTTTCGTGGCCAGACCGGTACAGTAGAAGAGCTCATCGCAGCCAAACGAGTTGGTGAAGAGCAGCACGGGGGCGCAGTCGGGCATGCGGAAGTCGATGTCGTACTGCTGACGGCGGCTGCCTGCCGTGATGGTGTAGGAGGCGAGGGTCTTGCCCTCGGCGGTGAAGCGGTCGGGGCTCACGTCGATGGTGGTGTAGCTGCTGTTGCCGCCGATGACCACGGGAGTGAACGTTCCGGTGCTGCCGTCGGTATAGGTGGCGGCACACGAGGCGGTGTCGGTACCGATGAAATGGAGGTATTCGAGCCGTCCCGGGGCCGTGAGCTTCGTGCCGAGCAGCAGCGAAAGGAAATGATTCGTGGTCCAGTCCTCGCACGTCGTAGGGATGTCGGCCTCGCAATAGACCAGCGAGAAGGTCTGCTGCTGTGTGGTGGTCGGTGTGCTGTCGGCAAACTCCTCGGTCATCTGTATCTGCACATCCACCACGAGCATCTGACGCGCATAGGGGGTGAGCAGACTGCCCAGGTCGGCAAGGGTGATGCTGCCGTCCAAGGGATAGAGATATTCCGAGTAGATCTCCTTCCTTGTCTTATTGTCGGGGCTGATGAGTATCTTCACGCCCATGCGGTAGCCGTCGATGGTGCATACCATGTCGGGCACGCCCATCGAGAAATACTTGCCGCTGAGTCCTTGACTGATTGTGATTGCCATAATCGTTTCTTTTCCGCAAAGATATATAATGATTGACGACTCAAAAAATACAGCAGAATGACGCGTTAGGGCACGAAAAAAAGGGAACCGGCCTCACGGTCAGCACCCCTCATCATGTATATGTAAAAAAATGTCTCCTATACCTGGAAGTCTATGTCGCGCCAAATGGCCCATTTCACCGTGCCGTCCTCGACGGTGGTGGTGCCGAACTCGTGCATGAACATATAGTTGGCGATGATGTGTATGTCCATATAGTACATCGGCTGCAGGTCTTCGGCAATCTCCTCCGAGGACTTCGGGTCGAAGACGAGCTCCGTGCCCGTCACGCCCTTGCCCGGCAGGTTGTCGCGCGTCTTCATGTACTCATCGAGCAGCTTGCACTGCATCTTCTCTTCCTCGCTGCGGTCGTTCTCTTTCAGCCAGTCGAGAAACTGTTTCAGGTCCTTGTTCATTGTTGTGCCCTCCGAATCTTCTTTAAGTCTTCCTTCATGTCCGACAGGCTGATCATCCAGTCGGTGAGCGTCTTACGCTCTTCCTCGCTCTCACTGTCGCCGAGCTCCATGAGAAGACGGTCCTTAACGTCGTCTATCAACTCTATGCGGTTCTGCAGGGTATCAACGTCGCAGAAGTCGCCAAGCAAGGCTACGGCCTTGCCGTCCAAGAGCAGCTTACTCATAGTAGTCTCCTTCCTCTTCTTTATCCGTTGTTATTTTAGCCGCGCCTTCGATACGTATGGCATCGATCAGGCAGACGTCCTTTTTCTCCTCGCCAACCAGCACAAAGATCTCAAACTGGTCGCATTTCTGGCCACGCAGGTCTTTACTATCGTGCCAGTCCAGACAGAGCCAGTTCTTGCCCGTCTTCTCGTTGACCTCAATGCACTTACCCTTGACATACTCATAGAGTGCGCGCAAGGTAGGATCGTCCGTGTAGCGACGGTAGTCCAGATTGCTCAACTCTGACGTTAGCAGACGGGCATCACTGTCGGTGTAGCCGCAGTCCGTGACATACAGGAAATACTCCTGCTCGTACGTGTTGGGGCACGATGTCAATAATTCCGGTTTCATGCCTCGCCTCCTTTCTCTTTCGCTTTATCGACATTTAACTTTATCGCTTCAACGCTGAGCAATTCGTCAGCTACGGCAGCGGCCTTAACGAACTGTTTCAGCTTCTTGTTGATGGCCATCGCTGAGATCATCATCTTAAGCAGGGCAGCAGCTGTTCCGTTCATGTTTACGTTAATGCTTACAAGATCCTTGCCCAAAGCGTCGTCAACTTCCACAACAAGTCTGGTGCCTTTCTTCATCTCGGCATTGATGAGCTGCTGCATGGTTTCGTTCGTGTTCATTTTTCTCCTCCTTTCTTCATAAGTGATCTGTACATCACCAGCCAGGCCGCACTCACGGCTGCGGCGAGCGCTGCCACGGGAGCCGTCTCCACGGCTACGATAACGACCAGGACGGCCATCGTCACCAAGTTCACCCGGATGGCCACTCTTCGTGTCACATCAAACTCCGCGATACGGCTGTAGAACGCGCTTTTGGCGTCCAGCCAAAGATTAACACTGCGGTACAGTCCTCTCACCTTGTCTGCAAGGCTCACACGCGCCCGTACCTGTTGCGCGGTGAAGT